GGGGTTGGGGTTTGGGGTCGGTGTTCGTCCAGCCGATGTAGCTGGCAACGTGGGCGGATATTCTGGGTGGGCCGGGTGGGTCAGGGTAGTCATCGAGAACGTCGAAGAAGGCGGCTGCTACTCGAAGATAGGCCTCCCGCTCGTGCTGCATTTCCTCCACCTTGGCTTCCAGCACCGATACCCGGGTGGTAAGCCATTCCCTCAGCTCTTGTGATGCTTTATCTATAGCCTCGGCTTTGCGCTCTAGGGCGGCGGCCTTGGCGGCGTCTTTCTCGGCATCGGCCTTAGCCCAATCCACCTCAGCCCGCAGCTCGGCCATCTTGCGGTCGGTAAAGATTTTATACCAGGTACCAGCGGCACCAATGAGCGCCAGGCCTACGGCCTCTGTGGGGCTCACCCATTCCCAGAGCGCTGCCCAGAACCCCCGACCGACAGGGGCCACGGTAGATATGATTTTAATGAAATCTGCGGGCCCCATGGTTTCGTTTCCTCCGATCTGGTTAGGAAGATAATGCTGATGCCGCGTCGATGACTGCTGCTACCAGCACTGGGTCAAGGCTGCGGATGAGTGCATCTACCGCATTCATGAGGGTGATGATGTTGTCACTCATGCCGCATGTTCACCGCCGGTATGAGTGCCTGGGGTGACGATGGCGGCAGTGCCGGTCTCCCCTACTTTTGATGTGGCAACGGAGGTGAGCAGGGATGCGATTGCGGCGGTAGCTGCGATGCCTAGTCCTGCTGTCCAGTCCACGTGGTAAACAGCATCACCAACGGTGATGGTTGCGAGCAATGCTTGGGCGAAGGTGCGGATAGCGCGGTCTGCTGCGTCGATCCAGAATATTTTAGTCCACATGATTATTTTCCTTCCTGCGTGGTCGCATAGTGGTTCTTGATGGCCTCGATGCTGGTGCCGCTTTGGGCGGCGGCCCAGGCTAGCAAGGCTTTCACGTCGGCTTGGGTTTCGCTGAGCCCATCAACGAGTGTGTGGTATTGGCCGGTGGGGGTTGCGCCAAGTTGCGGCCAGCCGCGGCCGCCTGCGGGGTTTTTCTGTCCGTCAGGCAGGTCTTCCTGCCGGGGGCCTTGGAGTTGGGTTGCGATGTCTCGGGTGAGCTGTAAGAGCTCGCGTTGTTCGGCGTCGGTTAGTGCCATGAGAAAATCCTCCTTGGTTGGTTGGTTTGGGGGCGTAGCACCCCCGTAGAAAATTGCACGCAATTCATCGCGGGTGCCGCGGAAAGCATTAATATCCACAGCGAAGCCCGCCACCAAAGCGTTGGACCCAAATTGCCAAATCCGGGGCTTTTGGTTGCCCAGCGGGTAATCCCACTGTGGGTGCGTGTTGCCGGGGTAGATGAGGCTGGGGTCACCCTGACGGTTTTGCCCATAGGCCGCCACCCAGAGAGCCCCGAATTCGCCGCTGTCCGGCTCCCCTTCGGTGATCCTGCGCTCCCAGTAGGGCACGTAGGAGTACACGCCGCACACCCGCACCCCAGCAGCCTCAAAACATTGCTTGGCGGTGCGGATGTGCTCCACCGAGAGCCCCGCCTCGGTCTCAACGTCAAGCCACATCGGCCGAATGGTGCCCCCCATCACCACTAGTGAAGCGGCCACCTGCTCCTGGATACTGGTGCCCTCGGAAGGGTTCCGCAAGTAGTGGTAGGCGGCGGTGAGCATACCGGCGGCCTCAGCATCCTCAAGGTGGCTGCGGTAGCAGCGATCCCGGTAAGTACCATCCGTGGTGCGGATAATAGCGAAGCTAATACCTTCACGGGCTGCTTGCTGGAGGCTCATGCCATCCTGGTGCTCGCTCACATCCACACCGAACAGCGGATCACCAAAGGACGCGGCCGCCGCCACTGCCCCATTATCCGGGTAAGGGGCGCCCGCAAGGACACTCATGGGGTCGATACGGTCAGGGCCGGGCGGCGCCCACACAAACCGGTGAAACTCCAAATGCAAATGGGGTGGAAAACCCCCATTTGTCGCGGGGTTAGGGTTGATGCGGGCAATCCGCTGCCCCTCCCCCACCCACTGGCCAGGCACCACCTCGGGGATCACATGCCCGTACACACTATAGCCCCCGCCCACATCAGCCGGATGGTCAATCGTCACCCACTCGCCGAAACCCGACGCGGGGCCAGCATACTGCACAGTACCCGGCCGGATAGCGAAAACCAAGTGATTGCCGCTGCCACCATCCCGGCCGAAATCCGTACCGTAGTGGAACTCACCCCCCTCCCGCGGGCCGAAACCGCTGGTCACGTAAAAGCCCGCTTCAACAGGCATTGTAGTCATATTACTTTCTCCTTCTTCATTTAGATTGCGCCCACGCAAAAACCCCGGCGCGCCCAAGCAATAAGGGCGTTCCGGGGTTTGATGGGGGGGGTTTGTTTATTGGGGCTCTTCCGGTGGTGTGGCTGGCTCCGGCACCGGCTCGATACGCAACCATTTACCATCAGTGCCGGGGGCCGAGCAGTTCAGATGCGGGTATACGCTCTTGTAGAGGTTGCCCTCGTACTGAACGATATCGCCCTGGATATAGCAGTTTTGCGGTTCGCTCTTGGGGTGCTGCCACTCGGGGGCGTCTTCCACATGCCGGGGTGGTTCCCGTAGTGCGTCGGGGGCGGGGATTTCCCCTAGCTCACGCAGGTGCATAATGAGCCGGGTGCGTGCTTCTTCCTGGGCTTGTAGCGTCTCCCGGCGCGGCCGCTCCTCAGCCACACACCAGCCGAGGAACTCCACCCATTCCTCCATGGTGAGGGATTGGGCGCTGGTTTTAAGATCTTGCAATGACATGAGTAATGAGCCTTTCTGTCTGGGCTAGAGTTTTGCGAGGTAGGTAGCGCATCCGAATCCACGATCGGAACTGCTGGTATCTCCTGAAAAGCCGATTTCGACACTGCCATTGGCGAGGATATTACAGAAGCCAGGGTATCCGCGGCGATTGGGTACGGTGAGGAAGAAGTCTATGTCATCTACGGGGTGGAATTTTTCAGGCAGTTTACCTTTATAGCCTATTGGGGCGTCTCGAACATTGATAAAAACCCAACGCCCCAGCCTACGGGCAGTGACTTGGCCAGTCAGAGAGACTGATTCCGTAACGTAGGTCAATTTGGTCATCTCACGATCAACATATTGCTTATTCGCAATGTCTTTCGGATCAATCGGATCAGCGACTTCAGAGCGTCCAGTGTTATCCCTGGTCATGATCGTAGTCACACCTTCAGTATCGACTACTGGGGTTGCCTTATCCGGCACTCCATTGATAGCACTCAGATTGTGCATATGGGCCACTGGCGCCCTGGTGTTTATCTGGCCGTCAACATAGCCTTTGCTAGCCGCGTGCCATGATTGGGTGATTAAGCCGGGATGGATATGGATTTGGCCGTCGGATTTGGTCTTGACGAATCCTTCTTTAACGGAACCAGGCTCGGCGTTAACGCTCCATGCCGAGTTGCCCGCGGTGATGATTTTGGGATTGTCGGCGGTGCCGGTGAGGTCTCCTGCTAGGCGGATTTTGCCTTGGGTTGTGGTGGTTGCCGGAGGAATAGCCGCTGCTGCTTCAGTAGCGGATTTCGCTGCCGCTTGGGCATGGGTGGCGGCTTCGGTTGCTTTCGCCCCGGCGCGGCTGGCGGCGGCTGCTGCTGCTTGTTGGGATGCCACTATTTCGTGGTACATGTTGATGACGGAATCACGTTCGTCGGCGGTGAGGTTCCCTGCGTTTCGTACGGCTTCGGCGAAGGTTGTGGTTTCCGGTTTCACAAGAATGGGAATTGGGAGCCCCATGGTGCCGGAGTAGGCGGGAATACAGATAGCCTCACCTGGCTCAATAGTGGTAGTGAACGTGCCGTCGGGTTTTACCTGAATAATATCGGGGTCAGTGAGGATCACTGTGCTGCCAGTAACCCGGGTTTGCGGGGCATGGATATGCAAGTGGGTGGCACCCGCAGGAATTTGGGTTACGAGTTTTAAATCACCGGTAATGGTGGGCATGATAATGCTCCTTTTAAGTGGTGCTGTTATGCGTTGGGGAGGATGAAAACTGTAGCCGATTTATACGCCTGGAAAAGCCCACCGGTTGCCGAATCATGATATCGGTTTCCGGCGGTGATGTTGGCGCAGCTCACATCTGTTGCACCCTGGTCGGATACCGCGATCATGAGAATGGATCCAACCCAGTTGCCTTTGGCTTCAAAGCGGGCACCACTGCGAGGCCGGATTCCTGCCGCAAGCCACTGCAAGGTGCCCCATTCGGTGCCGGAGTTAATTTTTCCGCTAGATCCGGTGAAAAGATTGATATCTCCGGTGTCGATATGGAGGATGCGGGGCATGCCAGTGATCGTGGTTTGCAGGGCCTCAATGGCTTTTCGGTCGGCTTCCCTGGCTTTCCTATCAGCATCATCAGCAGCAACCGCTGCGTTATCGGCTTTGGTATCTGCTGTGGCGGCCTTCACATCGGCCCCCCCCGCCCCGGGTTCCGCCGTGGGGGGGGGGTTC